AATAACTGGAGGGTTACAAAAACTTGTTTACGTTTAGGTAGTAAAATAGTTGGTAAGTGTATGATGGGTTCTACATCTAATGCATTAGAAAAAGGTGGTGGTAATTTTAAAAAATTATATAACGATTCTAATGTAGGATCACGAAACTCTAATGGTCAAACTAAAAGTGGTTTATATTCACTTTTCATCCCAATGGAATGGAATATGGAAGGTTTTATAGATAGGTATGGAATGCCTGTATTTAATAATCCATCAAGTCCAGTATTAGGAATTGACGGTGAGATGATACATCAAGGTGCTATAGATTATTGGCAGAACGAAGTTGACTCATTATCTAATGATCCTGATGCTTTAAATGAATTCTATAGACAGTTTCCAAGAACTGAGTCTCACGCATTTAGAGATGAGAGTAAACAATCCTTATTTAATTTAACTAAAATATATCAACAGATTGATTATAATGACTCATTAATTATGGGTCAAAATATAACTCAAGGATCGTTTTCTTGGCATAACGGAATCAAAGATACCAAGGTAATTTGGACTCCAGATAAAAGAGGAAGATTTTTTGTATCTTGGTTACCAGAAATGTCGTTACAAAATAAAGTAACAATAAAAAATGGGAGAAAATATCCAGGGAACGAGCATATTGGATCGTTCGGTTGTGACTCTTATGATATTTCTGGAGTTGTAGTAGGTAAGGGATCTAATGGTTCTTTGCATGGTATGACAAAGTTTAATATGGATAATGCTCCGAGTAATGAGTTTTTTTTAGAATATATAGCACGTCCTCAGACTGCTGAAATATTTTTTGAAGAAGTATTAATGGCTTGTGTGTTTTATGGGATGCCAATATTGTGTGAAAACAATAAACCTCGATTACTCTATCATTTTAAAAATAGAGGCTATAGAGGGTTTAGTACAAATAGGCCTGACAAAACATTTAATAAATTATCTAAAACAGAAAAGGAATTAGGAGGGATACCAAATTCAAGTGAGGATGTAAAACAGTCTCACGCTTCTGCAATAGAGTCTTACATAGAAAAGCATGTAGGTTTAGATTTAGTTCAAAATTATAGAGATAGTGATGAGATGGGTGTAATGTATTTTCAAAGAACATTAGAGGATTGGGCAAAGTTTGATATTAACAACAGAACTAAGTTTGATGCTTCTATAAGTTCAGGGTTAGCAATCATGGCTAATCAAAAACACTTGTATACCCCAGCTAAAGAAAAATCGAAAATAAGCATTAACTTTGCAAGATATAATAATAAGAATTCAGTTAGTCAATTACTTAATAAATGAAAGACGTAAAGATACAAGTAAATGCCTCTGCCTTTCCAGACCAATTTGTTTCAGATTCTGTTAAAGACACAATGGAGTTTGGACTACAGGTTGGGCAAGCAATACAATACGAATGGTTTAGGAGAGATAGTGGTTCTTGTAGGTTTTATTCACAATGGAGTGATTTCAACAAACTAAGACTTTATGCTCGTGGAGAACAATCAGTTTCTAAATATAAAAATGAATTAGCAGTAGATGGTGATTTAAGTTATTTAAATTTAGATTGGACACCAGTACCTATAATACCAAAATTTGTAGACATTGTAGTTAATGGAATGAACGACAGGCTTTTTAAAGTAAAAGCTGTTTCTCAAGATGCATTGTCAGCAGAAAAAAGAAATCAATATCAAGAAATGGTTGAAGGAGATATGCTCGCTAAACCATTACTACAACAAATAGAATCTGATTTTGGTATTGATGCCTTTCAAACAAAAGAAGAAGATTTACCAGAAAATGATGCAGAGTTAGAACTTTTCATGCAAATGAATTACAAGCCTGCTATTGAGATTGCAACAGAAGAAGCTATAGATACTTTATTCCAAGAGAGCCATTATAGTGACACTCGAAAGAGAGTTGATATGGATATTACTACTTTAGGTATTGGTATGGCAAAGCATCTTTTTATGCCAGGTGAAGGTGTTAGAGTTGAATATGTTGATCCTGCTAATGTTGTTTACAGCTATACTGAAGATCCTTATTTTAAAGACACATTTTATTGGGGAGAAATAAAAACAGTTCCAATAACTGAATTAATAAAAATAGATCCTTCTTTGACTAACGAGGATTTAAAAGAAATTTCCAAGTACAGTCAGTCTTGGTATGACTATTATAATTCACAGCAGTTTTATGAAAACAGTATGTTTCATAGAGACACAGCTACCTTATTATACTTTAACTACAAGACCACACACACTTTTGTTTACAAAAAGAAAAGTATGGCTGATGGTACATTCAAAACTGTTGAGAAGGATGATCAATTCAATCCTCCACAAGAAATGATGGATGAAGGAAATTTTGAAAAAGTAACTAAAACTATTGACGTATGGTATGATGGTGTTATGGTTATGGGAACTAATATAATGCTCCAGTGGAAACTTGGAGAAAATATGGTAAGACCAAAATCATCAAGTCAGTATGCAATGCCTAATTATGTTGCATGCGCACCAAAAATGTACAAGGGTCAGTTAGAGTCTTTAGTTAAAAGAATGATACCTTTTGCTGATTTAATTCAGATTAGTCATTTAAAAATACAACAAGTAGTTTCAAGAGTAGTTCCAGATGGTGTTTTTATAGATGCTGATGGTTTAAATGAAGTTGATTTAGGAACAGGAAACGCATACAATCCAGAAGATGCGTTAAGACTTTACTTCCAAACAGGTAGTGTTATTGGTAGAAGTTATACTCAGGATGGAGAATATAATAACGCGCGAGTTCCAATTACTCAATTGACAGCTAATAGTGGTGCGAGTAAGATGCAAATGCTTATTGGTAACTATAATCATTACTTAGATATGATTAGGTCTGTAACAGGTTTAAATGAAGCTCGTGACGGATCAAGTCCAGATCCTAACTCTTTAGTTGGTGTTCAAAAATTAGCTGCATTAAATTCAAATGTAGCAACAAGACATATTTTAAATGCAAGTTTATATATAACAAAAACTTTAGCTGAGTGTTTATCTATAAGAACAGCAGATGTTTTAGAGTATGCAGATTTTAAGGATGAGTTTGCTATGCAAATTGGTAAATATAATTTATCAATATTAGAAGATATTAAAAATTTGTATCTACATGACTTTGGAATATTTATAGAGTTGATGCCTGATGAAGAACAGAAGGCTATGTTAGAACAAAATATACAAATGGCTTTATCTAAAGAAAATATAAGTTTAGAAGATGCTATAGATATTAGAGAGATTTCTAATATAAAAATGGCTAATCAATTACTTAAAGTAAAAAGAAAAGCTAAACAAGATAGGGAACAGCAGCAGCAAATGCAACAACAGCAAATGCAGGCACAAATGCAAATGCAAGCGCAACAAGCTCAAGCTCAGTTAGCAATGCAGACACAGCAAGCTGAAACACAATCTAAGATGGCTTTAAAAGAAGCAGAGGTTAATTTTGATATACAAAAATTACAAAAAGAAGCAGAACTAAAACAGCAGTTAATGCAAGTGGAATTCCAAATGCAGATGCAAATAAAAGGCCTGGAAGCTTCTAATTTACAGTCCAGAGAAACTGAAAGAGAAAAAGCAAAAGACAACAGAATAAGTCAACAGTCTACTCAGACGTCAAAAATGATAGAGCAAAAAAAGAGAGACCTTCCAGCAATAAACTTTGAGTCTAACGAAGATAGTTTAGATGGTTTTGACTTAGCAGAATTTAACCCAAGATAAATATAAGTAATGATAGAAAAGGCAGCAGGTCCACAATTAAATCAAACAAGAGATGATTTTAATAAAAGAGTGGGTAAAAAAAGTATGCTTGGTAGAACCAAGAAAGTACAATGGGAAGCAAGGAGGCGTTTTTCAAACATTTAAAATACCCTAAAAATTAATTAAAATAAATATTAACTTTGTTAAAAATATAATCAAATGGAATTTAAAGTAAAAGCAGTAGACGCAAACGTTGAAGAAAAATCAAGGGCGCAAGTTGAAGAAGCATTATTAAAAGAACATGCAGAACAATTTGAAAACCAACAAGATAATTCTCAGCAAGCAGAAAAAGTAGATTTAAGTGAAAATGAAAATTCAACTACCGAAGAAATATCGGTTGATGAAACTAAAAACGAAGAAGCATCGTTACCAGAGTTAGGCGATGATGATGTTCTTTCGTATATAAAGAAAAGATACAATAAGGATATAAATTCTATTGATGATTTGTTTGAGGAAAAAAATTCAAACGATGAGTTACCAGAAGATGTGTCTGCGTATTTGAAGTACAAGCAGGAAACTGGTCGTGGAATTAATGACTTTTATAAATTACAAAAAGACATTGATGCTATGGATGACAATGCTGTACTTGCTAATTATTATGAATCAACTGAAGAAGGGTTAGATTCTGATGATATTCAAGACATCATTAGTGATAAGTTTTCATATGATGAAGACTTAGATGATGAGAAAGATATTAGAAAAATAAAATTAGCGAAAAAAAGAGAACTTTCTAAGGCAAAGAAGTTTCTTAATGAACAGAAAGACAAATATAAAATTCCTCTTGAGTCAAGCGGGGGTGGGTTGTCAAATGATCAACAAGAAAAAATCAATGCTTATAAAAAGTATATGGAGGAATCTAAAAGTATTGAAGATTTAAACAAAAAGAGGTATAGTTATTTCTTAGATAAAACCGAGTCGGTTTTTAACAACGAGTTCAAAGGTTTTGAGTTTTCAGTTGGTGAAAAAAATATTTCTTTTAAACCAGGAGATGCACAAGAACTAAAAAATGTCCAATCCGATGTTAATAATTTCATTAACAAATTTATGGACAAAGATGGTTTAATTGCGGATCCTGTTGGATATCATAAGGCCTTTTCGGTAGCTATGAATCCTGATAAATTTGCAAAGCACTTTTACGAACAGGGAGTTGCGGCAACTGTTGATAATGTTTCAAGAAAATCAAAAAACATTAATATGGATGTCAGACAACAATCTCAATCGGTTTCCAAAAATGGAATTACGATTAGACCTATGAGTGTAAGCAACGATAGTGGAAGAGGACTCAAAATTAAAAGTAGAAAAAAATAATTAAAAAAAAACAAAATTATGGCAGTAAATGTAACTCCAGGATTTGACTTGCAGCCAAGTGCGCAACAAACTCCTTTATCAACAAACTACATAACTAACTTTGATTTCTTGAACCAATATCTTCCAGATGTTCATGAAAAGGAATTTGAGCGTTATGGAAATAGATCAGTAGCATCATTCTTAAGAATGGTAGGCGCTGAAATGCCTTCTAATTCTGACCTTATCAAATGGGCAGAACAAGGAAGATTACACACTAAATATCAAGCTTGTACATCAGCTGCGGCTGCTGGATCTGATGATGGTGTTTGGACTATACCAAATAACCTTACTAACTTCAATCCAGCTTTAGGTGGAACAGCAAGTCAAGCAGCTTTAAGAGCTGGTCAAACTGTAATGATCTCTGACAACACAGCAGGTTCAACTTTACAAAACAAAGGTATCATATCTGTAGCTCCAACAGCTGCTAATCCAAACCAAGTAACAATTGCTTACTACGAAAATGGTGGACAAACAATGGCTCTTGGAACTTCATGTGATATATTTGTATATGGTTCTGAATTTGCAAAAGGAGTAAGCGGAATGCAAGGTTCTTTAGAATCTGATGATTTCTTCTTCCAAAACAAACCAATCATTATCAAAGACAAGTATTCTGTTTCTGGTTCTGACATGGCTCAAATTGGATGGGTAGAAGTAACAAGTGAAGGCGGAGCAAACGGATACTTATGGTATTTAAAATCTGAACACGACACAAGATTGCGTTTTGAAGATTACTTAGAAACAGCAATGATTGAAGCAGTACCAGCAGCAGCAGGTTCTGGTGCAGGAGATTACTTACAAGGTACAGCGGTAGGAGCTTCTGTAGCTAATGAGTCTGGATCTGAAGGGATTTTCTATGTAGTAGGAAACAGAGGTAACGTATTCGGTGGAGGAAACCCAACGACTTTAGCTCAATTTGATTCTATAATTCAAAGACTTGACAAGCAAGGATCTATTGAAGAGAATGTTATTTTTGTAGATCGTCAGTTCTCATTTGACATTGATGACATGTTAGCAGAACAAAACTCTTATGGAGCAAATGGTACGTCTTACGGATTATTTGACAATGACAAAGATATGGCATTGAATTTAGGGTTTACAGGATTTAGAAGAGGTTATGACTTCTATAAGTCTGACTGGAAATACTTAAACGATCCTACAATGAGAGGTGGTATCAATGCAGGTAAAATCAATGGACTTTTAGTACCAGCAGGATCTACAACTGTGTACGATCAAGTATTAGGTAAAAACGCTAAGAGACCATTCTTACACGTTAGATATAGAGCTTCAGAAACTGAAGACAGACGTTACAAGTCTTGGATCACTGGTTCAGCTGGTGGAGCAAGAACAAGTGACTTAGATGCTATGGAAGTAAACTTCTTGAGTGAGAGAGCTGTATGTACTTTAGGTGCAAACAACTTCTTCTTATTCCAAGATGCATAGTAGACAGTAGTAATATTTACCCTCGTTATAAAGACGGGGGTAATTATTTTTTTTAAATCAAATTAAATTATATTATAATGAAAGCAAAAAAAGAACAGTACAAAGCAAAGTCGTATAGACTAAAAGGAGACAAAGCGCCTCTATCATACATGTTATCTTCACGACATTCACAAAGATCACCCTTATTATATTTTGACGAAAAAACAGGTGTCAATGAACCATTACGTTACGCACGTAATCAAAAGTCACCTTTTGAAAACGAACAAGATGGAAATGCTATTTTAGAACCTATTGTGTTTGAAGATGGTATGCTATCAGTTTCAAAAGAAAATCAAGTATTACAGAAGTTTTTAGAAATACATCCAAGTAATGGATATGTATTTGAAGAGATAAACAAAGAGCGTGATGCTGTCACAGAATTAGAACAAGTAGAGTTTGAATTAGAAGCTCAATTAGAAGCTAAAAAAGTAACTACAGATCTTTCTAAGTTGACGCAAGTATGTCGAGTATTGATGGGTAATGCTGTAGAAAATATGACAACAGCAGAACTAAAAAGAGATATATTAGTTTACGCTAAAAACAATCCAGATGATTTCTTAGACACTGTAAATGATCCAATGTTAGAGCTTATGGATGATGTGTATCAGTTTTTTAACTTATCACTTTTATCCACAAGAAACAATGGAAAAGATGTTTACTATAATCTTCCAAACAACAAAAAGAAAATGCTTACTATTCCTTTTGGTGAAGACCCCAATTTTATTGTAGCATCATTTATGAAAAGTGATGATGGTTTAGAAGTGTATAAGCTTTTGAAAAACAAGATAAAGTAATATAAATACAACTAACTGAAAATTAGCTACCTCAAAAGGGTAGCTTTTTTTTTATATTATAGTAAGATTTTAAAAAAAATAAGGCCTCTTTTTTTTTGCTATCTTTGTGAAAAGAATTAATTATGCCAATAAATGAAGTAAGAAATACTGTGTTAGCAATAGCTAATAAAAATAATTACGGATACATATCTCCACAAGATTTTAATCTTTATGCTTCTCAGGCGCAAATGGATATGTTTGAAGATTACTTTTATCAATATAATAATCAGTTAGTAAAAGAAAACCAAAGAACTTCAGGTACTGGATACGCAGATATAACAAAAGGTTTATCAGAAGTTATTGATACTTTTTATGTGGACACACCTTTATTAAACTCAGCAACAACGCAATCAGGGGATATACAAACAAATTTATATACACTGCCAGCTGATTATTATTTAATTAATAAGATGATGGTATATACAAAAGAGTTAGCTGCAGGTACTACAACCTCAACCAATGGCGGCAGTGTGGCTGTAAACGACACTACAGCAGATTTTATTGCAGCAGGAGTAGAGCCTGGAGATATAGTTTCTACTATTACAGGGGGAGTGGTTTATAATACAGTAATTTCTCAAGTTGTTAGCGCA